GGTAACGAACCAGTGGTTGATAGTCACCATCATAAATCTTAATCAACAAAGACTTCTGTAAACCCCAGAGCTTAGTGTTAATCTTCACATCTTCTTTGCACCTGTGAATGTACTCTTCTCTTGTTAAGTTCTCCCAATCAGTAATGGTTGGCTTCTCAATGTTTAAACGCTCACCCCACTGCTCTAAGCCATGCCTATTAATTGTAGGAAACAAGTACCAGGATAGAGCTAGAGTATCTATAAGCTGTGCTTTGATCTTGATATTTAACAACCTCTCAATAGTTGGTATGTCGTAACGAATGATATTATGTCCGATAAGCACATCATCACTGGTAAGGTTTTTAAAGAAGAATCTATTTACTTCTTCTCCATTAGCAATCATGCAATGTATCTTTGTTGCATCAATACCATCTGCCTCTATATCAAATACATACTCAGTCATTAATGTTATCCTTTAATACTAAAAAAGCTGTATCTTCTATTAAATGTTTTTTAATTAAAAAAGCCTTTTTACTTTTGCTATCACCACGACCCGTAAAAGTAGCTGGATAAAGATTATTGTCTTTTATTAACTGTTTTAGCCTATCTGGTGAGGTTATTATAATACTATCGCCAGTGTAAAAAAACCAACGATAAGCCTTTGTGGTAGACAAAGCAGAGGGCTTGCCACCAAACTCTATTTCAACAACAAGGTTTCCTGTGTCCATAGACATAAAGTCAGACTTTATTTCTATACCTTTGTTAATAGAGGGTATAAATATATCCCACTCTTTACAATACCCATTGATCTTATAAGCATCTGGATATTTTTCTTGTATAATTTTAAGAGCTTGCTGCTCAATATATTCACCCTTTTGTAAATCCCTTTTAAAAGTATCAATTGTCATTTTACCAACTCCTCGTTTTAGGTTCTAAATACTCAGTAGTTTCACTATCATAAAACATATCTACTGAACCACTCGTACCAAACTCACGATCATATAAAATCTTAACCTGACTGTGATTAACTTTCTCAGGAGGGCAGTCTGCTGATCTATCACGCTCTAAGCCCAAGCCAATATGACTCCACTTCTCGATAGCCCTAGAGCCTGTCATCTGTCCAGACAGTACCTTACCACCTTCTTCGTGACTCTTGTTGCCCTTACTGGGTGGATTAACGTGACTGAAGCACAGGATAGTAATAGGATAACAGTTTACTAGGTCAGCTAGGTCAGTCATTATCTCATTCAACTTATCATTAGCTTCTGAGCTAGTGTACCTCGATATTAGTGCTGTAAGTGGATCTAAAAAGAACTCACATACACCATCAATCAAGTGCTGCTCAATGATACAAGCCTTGATGTCTTGCCAATCTCTACTGCCTGTACGATCGTACAAAAAGAGATTACCTTTAAACCTATCTAAGGTAGACGCTAACAACCTATCATCATAATTATTGTCAGGTAACAAGAAGTTTGTTCTTGCTAACTTAGAGGCTATCTGTTTTAAGGTTTTTATTGGGTGGACTTCAAGGTCATAAACACCAACTGGTCTACCATGCTCTATGATTATGTGTTTAACTAATTGGTTTTTAAATTCGCTCTTACCACCCTTAGGATAAGAAGCTAGTACAACTATGTTATTAGGTCTTAATATACCATTGTGAGTTACTGCATCTAAAGTAGACCAACAAGTAGATAATCCTTTTGTCGGTCTTTGTAATGCTTTTTTGATTAATTCATCATTAACCTCGACCACTTCTCCCTGTCTTTGGACTGACGATCTCCATACAGCTTGTTCAAACAGTTCTTTACCCCTGTCGGCTACTAACATATCGCTGGCATCTTTTAAAGGCAGTGTAGCGACCTTTGCCATTGGAAATACTTTTAAGACTTCTTTAACAGCTTTATCACCTGCCTGATCATTATCAAAGCATAAAATGATCTCTTTGAATGACTCAACAAAGTTTCTATTGTTAATCAAATCTTTTACTGCACCTGAACAACCTTTAGTTAAGCTGACGACAGATGGTTTAAGATGCTTGTACTTCTCAGCAGTGTGATCTTTGATAACCTGATATAAGCTCAAGGCATCAAGCCTACCCTCAGTGATATAAAGTTTATGACCATTACAAGCTGAAGCATGGTGTTTGCCCCATAAATCTAAACTGCCCTTACGATCACCTATAGACATAAATCTTTTTGTTAGTCCTTTGGACTCACTATCTTTAACTTGCTTTTGCTCATAACCAACCAGGATACCCTCGCTTGTATCAGGTGAGAATATACTGGTGATTGTTTCACCATCTTCCTGAGATAAAGCAACTCTTACCCTGTAAGCAGCACAAGTTTCTTTTCTGATCTTTCTATCTTCTAATGCTCTGATAGGCAATTTCTTAATATCTTCAATTTCCATTGTGCTAACCTTGTTGTACTGTTGTTTTATGGGTACTACTTTGTCCAAGCTATCATCACTTGGAAAGTATGTTTCACAAGCGAAGCACCAGCTATCGTTTGGTTTATTGTCGTAAGAAAAAACTTGATTCGCATCACTAGACCCACACTTTTCACACGATTTCTTATAAATTGGGTTACCTTTCTGCGGACTATTCATCAAGACCCCCTTCATAATGTGGCACTAAGCATAAGGTTGTACCATCATTTCTAGTGTGATCCCATTCTCTATTCAAAACGTCAAACTCCTCACTTGTTACCCCAGACCTAATCTTTTTAGCAGGTTCATATACAGACAATATTAGCACATCAAATAATTCCATGATACTTAGTCCCTTCAAGTTGTTTAGTTTCCCATTCCAAAGCATACTCGCAAACATATTCTGCAAGTAGCTGAGGTCGAGAATGTAATTCATAATGCTCTAAAATTTTATAGAGTTGCATACGAATGTGATTTTCTGAATGTCCTAGCTTGTTGGCTATCTCAGTATTGCTCAAGCCTTTTAAGATTCCAACTAGGACTGCTTGACATCTAGGATTTAAATTATCTCTTTTCATCATCTTTTCTCCACATCATTCGCTCTTGCTCCTCTTGCAAAGTTTCTTGTGTAATAAACTTAGCTAGTAACTCAGTGTGCGAGTTCACATCAAAACAGTCGTAAACGAACCTGGTATGCTGTCTACAAGTACGAAATGAGCATTCCATCTTATCAGCTATAGCTTTAGTAGGTAACCCCAGTAAAAGATAGAATAAGCACTCTTGTAAACGCTCAGAAAGATCATGCTTATTATTCTTTCTGAACGCTGATATGTCATTTGTTTTCATTAGTTGTCCTTTTGGTTGCATTGTTATACGAAAAAATATGATAAAATATTCTTATAATATTCTATTTACATATCCCTAGATTCATTAACTTGTTCTTTAGCCATATCTAATATTGTATCCTCAAACAATAAACCTTCTTCGGGGTTTGATTGATTGATATGACATTCGAGCATATATCTTGGATGATTTTTATTCATAATACACAGAGCTTCAATTCTAAAATCCTCATCATTAATTAATTGCTCAAAACATTCAGTTAATTTTTCATCTTCATATTCATTAAAAGATGTAGCGTATATATATCTATCGTGATTATCCATTATCCCAAATCCTCATATATTGGTTCTTCAGTTCTTGATTCAACATCTTTAAGTTGCTCTAAAGCATACTCATTATTGTAGCCTATATCATAAGATGAATCACCTTTTAAGACTCTATCCCTTTGATAAACATTTCCTTCCATGCAGTCCCTGACACCTTCTCGGTACGATATAACATCCTGAACCCCATCTTTCATAATGAAATCAAAATGACGTGGGTCAATATCTGCTTGTAAGGGTGCTTTTAATTGCTTATCTAACTTCTTTACAATGTCATCAATTTTTTTTCCATAAGCCTCAATTTTTTCACATCTTAATAATAAAAATTCTTCTCTAGTCATTTTTAAGTCCTCGTTAATGATTGTTTTAATCTGTTCAATGATAATAATATATCATCTGAACTGTCATATCTAGCTTTTTTTTCTAATAACTTTAATTGCTTATACTTCTTAGCTCTCTTAATACGCAAGCCATTATGCTTTTTAGCCATGTTCATTCCTCCTGTATGGTGGTGTACTGCCTGTGAGCTTAATCAAGAATAAATCAGTACTCTTGCAAGCGTACCAGGCTAATTTAATGTTGGTAGTGGTTGGTGGATATTCATTCAACATAAAAGGTATATTTAATCGCCAACATTTATACTCGTTGCGTTTATTATTCACCATCTTTTAACCCCTTAAATAGGTGAGCTATAACATCAGCAGTCCAAGAGTTTCCGAGCATTTTATAACGCTGTGTATTGCTCACGCCACTTGTATATCCATCGGGTATAGTTTGCAATCTCTCACATTCCAATGGTGTAAGTTTTCTATAAGTAGTTTCTGACGTGTTAACTTTTGGCTCTCTGTGACCGCCTCCCATCGTTGTAAGAGTTGGAGATTTGCCACTATCAGCATATACACGCTTAATAGACTCATTGCCTTTAATATCTGTTGCTGTTGCTACATGGTGGCAAAGTGAGTTTTTATTGAATTCTTTAGGCTCACAAGGTCGCTCAATATGCCCTAAAGCATAACCATGAGTGCCAGAGCAAATAGTAGGTGATTTCTTATTCACATTGTGGATCGTATTGGCTTGAGATTTATATGTAGTGTTTAACATATTAGAATGTTTTCCACCTGATTTTTGGTGTCCTGAATTAAAAGATTGATCTGGATTACTCTCAAGTATATCTTTTAATAAAATACCTTTATCCTCGGGTTGAGTTACATTAGGTATATTAGTCCAATATAAACGTACTCTATTTTGTGCTGAAACAAGAGAAGAGTTTATTTTAACAGGCTGGACACCTAACAGATCACTAATAATATCTTGATATTCTTGTTTCATTCTTACGTTTTCAAGTAAGAAGTATTTTGGCTTGCACTCTTTAAGCAATCTAACGTACTGATAGAATAAAGAGCTTCTATCACCTTCTAAACCTTTGCCTTTTCCTGCAAACGATAAATCTTGACAAGGACTACCACCTATTAATAAGTCGATTTTAGGTAATACTCCTGCTGTTAAGTCTTTTACATCTCCCATCTGAAATATGGGATAGTTTTTGTTAGCTATCTGAATAGCGTATCTATCTATCTCACAAGCGAAGTAGTTATCTACTTTAATTCCTGCTCTCTCAAGGGCAATATTGCCACAAGATAAGCCATCGAATAAACTCAGTACATTAATTCCGTTTTTCATGTTTTACTCTCCCTCTTTGCGTTGTTCAAGATCAAACTCCAAGAACGATAAAGCAGTAATACATTTTTCTATATCATCACCATATCTAGCTTCTATATTGTATTGCGTGAATAACTCAATCAGTTTCATTTTTGACTCATATACTAATTTAATTTGTTGGTCTATTGTATCCATAACTCATACTCCAATAATTAATGTTGCCCAGTCAATCGTCAATAAACTCATCAACGAAATACAAAGTAATATTTCTTTTAAGGTTATCTTGTTATTATTATTTTCTAGCTTTAAATGTTTATAGTCTTTCATTATTCATCACCTCCAAACTCGTTAGACATTGAAAGGTATAAGCCTAAGTATAAGGACAAGTAAGTACCAAATATTGTAATAAAGAAAAGTTCTAACATGTTGTATTTCTCCATTTATTGTTAAACTAGTGAATTAATGTAGTCTTGTTCAACTACTCTGCCAATATCTTTGCTACCTAAGTATTTATTAATATGTCTGGTGGTTGTTGGGCTGTAGTGTTTATCAGTTCTAAAAGCTCCAACATCGTCCCAGCCTGCTACTGGTGTTTTGTATGAGAATAAGACGCTTGTTCCGTTATTTGTTGTTAGTTCTGTCATATTGTTTGCTATTGGTTTAATGTTCATGTTGTATTTCTCCATTTAGTTAAGTAGTACGACTACAATAACATATCATTTAACCTTGTCAATACTTTTTTATAAATAAATTAATAATAATTTTATTTGGCTATTATATAGGTTATCGTTTTTTGTATTATATAGGCTACTATCTCCACTTATTCTTTTATACTTTTATAAATAATATTCCTGGTAAACCTTAGAATCTATATTGAAATTTTTTGATATTGAAAAATCTTGACTAAATAAATAAGGGACGGGGGAGGGTACA